TTGCAGACGCTCATTATCAAGCGTGCTATCGCAACAACAACTTTGCTCCGTGTGCATGGGCTGATATTGAGCCTTACCAACCGAAAGGGTGCAACAACAATGCTCTCAAGGATGTAAACGACGCAAATGTAGTTTATACGACTTTAGGATATAGCAACTGTGGTCTTACCGGTGGAGTGACTGATGCTGTATTTGCAAAAATCGCTCATAACGGTCAAAAGTGCGGTGTCGTTGACTTAAACGGAAATATGTGGGAAGTTGCAGCGGGATACATTACGAGCGCAGCTGGAGCTCACTTTGTGCTCAAAGAGAGCATTGATGTCAAGAACCTCACTGCGGCGGTAGCCTATACAACGACGAATTACGATGCACTTACTATGCCTCTGACATTGAGCAATACTCAAGTTGGTTTTGGCAATGGTACAAATCAGTTTTTCAGCGGCGATACCGTCAGAACAAACAACGCTTATCGCCTCGACAATCTTGGCTTGCCTCTTAATGACAATGCTGTCAGTACGAGCGGCACAAACAGATTTGGGCAAGACGGTTTTTGGCGATACCAGGTGAACGAAATGTGTCCGATTGTCGGCGGCGCTTGGAGCCATTCCGGTCTGTCCGGCGTGCGGACTCGGCATTTGGCTAATGTTCGCTCGAGCTCGAACGGCGATGTGGGCGGGCGTGCCTGTTTGGTGCCTTCCGTAGCAGGGTGACAACCCTGCGAATCCTAAAATAAAGGAGAGTCATGACAGTTGATGCGGAGACTGCATTTGTCAGAAAATACATTGATTTTCTCAAGCAGTTAAATCTCTATCTCAACCATTTTCCGAGGCATGAAAAATATGCTTTTTGCCAGTCAATCAGGCAAGACGCTTACAATGTCTTTGACTTGATGGTTGAGGGTCAAAAGAGATATTACAAAAAGACCTCTTTGTCAAATATGGATGTTCAATTTGAGCAGCTCAAGGCAAAGATTTTGTTGGCGTACCATCTTGGATATTTTGAGTTCAAGGATGGAAAAACGGATGAGAAAAACCCAACGACCATGAGCGAGAAGCGTTTTGCGGTTCTGTCAAGAATGGCTGATGAGCTCGGTCGGATGATCGGCGGGTGGATTAAAAAGGTCAAAGAAGAAAATCAATGGTAACACCATCAGGCACCATACGATTATGTTTGTGTCCGATTGTCGGCGGCAATTGGAACAATTCCGGTCTGTCCGGCGTGCGGACTCGGAATTTGAATAATGTTCGCTCGAACTCGAACAACAATGTGGGCGGGCGTGACTGTATATCCTCGTACTTCAAAAAGTGGATCGACAGGGATATGGTGTCTGGCTTTTTAGCGAAATATTTAAGAACCTCGATTGTGGTAGGCGCAGCTGAAGCTCTAAAGGGAAAACATTTGAAGCGTTATGGAAATCTATACGACGAAGTGATAAGTAGCGAGAACTTGTTTCATGCGTTCAGGGAGTCAAAAAACAATAAGCGGAATAAAAAGACCGTTTATCAGTTTGAGCTCAACTTTGGAAAAGAGATGGGCGACTTGATAATTGAGCTGAAAAAAGGAACTTATACACCGAGACCGTACAACAAATTTATAGTTTATGAACCAAAAAAGAGAGAAATCTTTGCTCCAGCATTTAGAGATATTGTGGTGCAGCATGCGTTGTATAGAGTGGTTTATCCTATCTTCGAGAGAGGCTTTATCACACAGTCACACGGATGCAGAAAATATCATGGGTGTCAAAGTGCAAGTGATTACTTACAAACAGTCATGAGAGAGTCAGACCCTGAGAGCTACTTTCTCCAGCTGGATATTAGGAAGTATTTTTACTCATTTGATAGAGCTGTTTTAAGGCAGCTGCTTGAGAAAAAAATCAAAGATAAGGCGGTCGTTGATTTGTTGATGCAGTTTGCCAACTATGACTCTGACAAGGGCGTGCCTATCGGTAACTTACTGTCTCAACTGTATGGGTTGATTTATCTCAACCCGCTTGACCATTTCATCAAGAGGGAACTTAAGGTGAAAAATTATGTCAGGTATGTTGATGATTTTGCCCTGGTTGGTTTGACGCTTGAGCAGTCAAATGAGTATTTATCACGGATTACTGAATTTCTCAAAGGTGAGCTTGGTCTTGAGCTTTCAAAAGTTACAAGAGCCAAAATCAAAAGAGGCATTAACTTCGTTGGTTATCGCACTTGGCAATCTCATAAGCTTGTCAGAAAGTATGCGATGCACAAATTTAGAAGAGCGTGCAAAAAGGAAAAGGTCGAGTCGATTGCAAGCATGCTCGGTCATGCGAAAGGGACTCAGACAGTGCCTTACTACAAAAGAATCTTGGAGGAGTTCGACATGGTTCAAAAGTTACCAAATAAAATTCAAAGGAGTCTGACATGAGATATTTTAGTTTTGTTGACGAAAAGACAAGCGATGCAACGCTCAGCTTGGTTTATCACAACATGCCAAATGACAAAATCAAGGTTTATCCGTCAAGCGATGTCAAAGTTTGTTCAGTAGATGCTGATGATGCTTTGGTTGCAGAATGGCTTGACGCTCAAGTTGTGGAGATGATTGAAATCACTATTGCTGAGTTTCAAACAAAAAGAGCGGAGAGTGAGCAGTGGCTTCTTGAGTGGCAGTTCTTGAAAAAGCAGCGTGAGCGTGAGCTTACAAGTTCAAGTGTCGTCGTTAACTCTATTGAGTACGATGCCGACGAGACTGCTATGGATAGAATTGACCGCATTTTGACACTTGCAAACTGGAAGTACAATCAAGCGGTTGCCGGTGGTATGTCTCCGGTTGAAGCTTATGCAGCTGTTTACAAAACAACCGTCACTTGGAAAGGTAGAGATAACGAGTTCCACGATATTCAAATTGAGAGCCTTGCCAAAGCTCAAGAGGCGGCAATCAATAAAATGAAAACTGTGTGGGAGAAATACGAATGAAAGTAGCTTTTTATAAAGTGACTCAGTCTAATGCAACTCCAATCGATAAGATGATTGCATGGTGGACGAGTGATTTTAGGGAAAAGTTCAACGGTGGTTGGAAGCTTGGCTACTCACACACTGAGATTGTGTTCTCTGATGGAGTGATGATCTCATCGTCTCCGAGAGAAACAGAGGTGAGAGCTAAGGTTCACACTTTAAATCCTGAGGCGTGGGATTATATAGATGTTTCGGGATTGGATGAGTCAACTGCTCGAGTGTTTGCGGAGACTCAGCTTGGCAAGTCTTACGATTGGTTCGGTGTTGCAGGTTTTGTGGTAGCTCTTCGAGACAACGAGCAAAGATGGTTTTGTTCCGAGCTCAGCTCCCGCATACTTCAAATTGCCGGTTGCGTCAAATTAGGTGAGTTTAATCCAGGGCGAATAAGCCCAAATAGACTCTTCAAACTACTTCAAAGGAGATAATATGGCATCAAATTACGGTGTAAATACCATCACAACGGTCAACGCTGCGAGACCTATTAAAATCGCAAGTTCAACTCCAATCGGCATTGCTGCAACTGCTTTGCTCGATCCAAATGTTACAGCTGATGCTGCAATCATTGCAGAGCTTACTGAAAATGGCGGTCTTTTGTACTATGGAAGCCCCGACGAAGCTCTTGAGGTATTCAAAGAAAACCTCGGAACGGTTCGCAATGCTCTTGACGGTATCGTGGATCAGAATGTTAATTGTCCGGTCGTTCTTTCAATTGTTCAAATTGACGAGTTGCAACATGCAGCTGGTGCACCTGAGCTTTTCTATGATGATCCGACAATTAAAAGCGACATGATTGATGCAATCGGAGATCTTAGAAAGTCTGCTGCAAAATTTGGCGTAAAACCAAACTTGCTTATTGCTCCATACTTCTCACATGACCTCGATGTCAATGCTGAGCTAAAATCAGTTGCGGACGGCTTGCTTGCAACCGGTATCATTGACCTTAATGCAACGGACGAAGCTGATGCAAACACTAAAATGGCGAACTATGGCACAAAGAGACTTTTGATTTGTGATCCGTATGTCAAGGTTTGGGACACGGTAGCGGATGCAGCAGCTTATGAGCCTATGTCTGCAAGGGTAGCCGGTATGATCGCACGAACTGACAGTGAGGTTGAATATGGTTGGGCTGACAGCTTCTCAAATAGAGTTGTAAACGGTATCAGTGGAACGAAGCGAGATATTGAGTTTACTCCAGGGCAAGAGTGTGAGGCTGACCGCTTGAGAACCAAAGCGGTGACAACGCTGATTCGTTATCAGGACTTCAGAGCGTGGGGTGGCGAAACGACTGACATTGACCCTATTTGGCAAGACCTTACAAGGGTGCGTGTATTTGACCGTGTATGTGAAGCTGCGCTTGAGGGACTGTTTTGGGCAATTGACCGCAGAGCTGACATTCTAAAGAGTGCAAAAGACTCAGTTGAGCAAATGCTTTTGGCTCTCAAAGGCTCTCAAGTGTTACTCGGTTTTAATGTGTACTGGGATCCAAACAAGAACACCAGGGCGAACATTACAGCCGGTAAGTTTTACATGGTTGCAGAGATGCAAAACATGCCTATCGTCAAGCGTCTTGAGGTCAACTTCAGCTATGTTGATAAATACGCTGATGTTCTCATCAAACAAATTTCATAAAAGGAGTAACACATGGCTGATGTAAGAAAAGCAACAACGATAAACGGTGCGGTGGTCTATGTCGAGGGCGTAGGCTTTGTCGGTACAACCTCAGAGGTTGAGCTTCCGGCAATCGAGTTTGAAACATTTGACAGCAACGGGGGTGTCTATAAAAGAGATATCAACACATCAATGCTCAAGGCATTGACTGCAAAGCTCAAATTTTCTGAGTATAACAAGGTTCTTTACGAGAGCTTATCCAAACATTGCACGGAAGAGACAAGCATTTATGTGAAATGGAATGTCACCGGCAAAAAAGGGAATTTCTCTCATGTAGCGACTTTCAGAGGAGAGATTAAGAAGTTCGAGTCTCCTAAAGTCGAATATGGCAAAGAGACGGCAGTTAGTATGGAGCTGTCTTGCTCATTCTATAAGCTTGAGGAGGACGGTACGACGCAAGTTCTTATCGACCTTGACGCTTATGTGTGCGAGATTGACGGCAAAGATGTGTGGCAAGAGCTTAGAGAAAATATTTTGTAAGGAGTAGCAAGTGAAAAAGATTGAAATCAACGGAAAAGAAGTAACGGTCAGAGAACCAAAGGTTCGGGATATGCGTGCAGTTGCACATCACGCAAGCGAAGAGGATAAAGAGGTTCACTTGATTGCAAATTTGACCGGAATGACAGTCGATGAGATTGATGATCTCTCGGTTCAAGATTATAAAAAGCTGCAAAAAGAGCTACACGATTTTTTGGCTTAGTTGGTGTGCCGTGGAGCGATATGCTTGTCGGCATTGCTTCTCTTGGCGATATTTTTAGCCAGGGATATATCGATTGTCTTGAGATGTTCGTTTCGGACTTTATTGTTTTTAATAAAATGGCTCAAGATGAGATGATAAAAAGAGCGGAGGGTTAAAATAGCCCCCGCTTTAAACGGTGTTTAAACAGTTGAAAAATGTGCTTTATCAGCTGTTTACAGAGTGTTTAAAAAAAGAAATGATTTTATAAAAGAGCGGTATGAAAAAGAATAGGCTGAAGCTGATCGCAAAAGATAAATTGTAATCAGGAAGCGTTTTCCAGTAGTAGTTCACTGCAATAGTCAATAAAATAGAAAGGATAAGAGATGTCATTGAAAGCGATGGGAGTTGGTATCGTAATTGGAGCAGCTGTTTCATCATCTTTTAAATCCTCAATTGGTACTGCAATTAATAGCATAGGCGGACTTAAAGAAAAGATAAATAGTCTCAACTCTCAGCGTGTAGAGCTTAGAAAAATGGATACTGAGTCCTCAAAAATTGAGCTAAAAAAGGTAAATGCAGAGCTTCTAAAACTCAAAAAAGACGCAATTATTCAGTTGAGATTTGAAACGAAGAAAGAAGAGCTTTTGGCTCAAAAAAATGCAATCCTCGGCGTTCTTGGTACAGCAATGGTCATAAGAGCACCTATTCAGGCTCAAATGCAAGTTGAGCAAGCTCAAGGCGAAATCGCATCTCTTGGAATTAATGAAGCTGGTATCCAAAAAATAACAAAAGCCGGTCGAGAATTTAGCAACCAGTTTGCTGGCACAACAACCTCAGACTTTATCAAGGCGAGCTACGACATCAAATCAGGTATTGCCTCTCTGTCTGATGAGGGTGTAGCTCAATTTACAAAACTTTCTGCGATGACTGCAACTGCAACAAAGGCATCCACTGCGGAGATGACAAAGTTATTTGCGCTTGGTTATGGAATATACAGAGATCAGTTTAAAAGCGACTTCGATTTTGGAGAGAAGTTTAGTGCGGCAATATCGACATCAGTTATGGCTTTTAGGACTGATGGTGTTGACTTGAGCACTGGCTTATCGACTCTCGGTGCCGTTGCAACAAAATTCGGAGTCAGCCTATCTGAGCAGCTTTCTATTATCGGGAACGCAAAAGGTGCTTTTAACTCTGCCTCTGAAGCCGCAACGAGTTACCGTGCATTTTTGATGAATGTTGGAAAGGCTCAAGAGAAGCTTGGAGTCCAAATGACAGACTCAGAGGGCAAGATGCTTCCTATGTCTCAAATACTCGAGAGCTTAAAAGATAAGTTTGGAGATTTGCAAAAAGTCGAAAATATGGACAAACTAAAAGAGGCTTTTGGAAGTGATGAAGCTGTTAAGATTGTTACTGCTCTTATTGATAAGACAAAAGATTTGACAGCAAGCCAAAAGCAGATCAATGATGAAATGGAAAAAGGCACCAGTATAACTAAGCAAATGGCTGACGCTATGCAAAGAGGAAAAGGATTTGAGCTTCTCGGTCAACAAATAGGCAATCTTGGAGCAAGCATTGGTAAGATATTTATGCCAGCAGCGACTTTGCTTGCAAGCGGTATCGGTGTGATGGTGAACGGACTTGATGCATTTATAAACGAGTTTCCGGTTTTAAGCTCAGTCATCGGAGGCGTTGCAATGGGGTTCTTTGGGCTTGTGGCTGTCATTAAAATAGCAACTGTGACAAAAACCCTTTTTCAAATGGCAACGATTGTTCTTAGGGGCTCTTTACTCGCACAAATACCGGTCGTAAATGGGCTTAGACTCGCTTTTAATAGGCTGAGTCTTACAAAGATGCTTACATCGGCAAAGACGGGTATTTTGACCGCTATGCAATGGTCTTACAATACGGCGGCAACTATTGGAAGTAGTGCATCTTTAAGACTTGGTGCAGCGTTAAGGGTTGTTGGGAGTTCTATTCTGTGGATAGGCAGGGCTTTACTTATGAATCCAATTGGTTTGGCTGTCATGGCTATTGCTGGAGCCGCCTTTGCAATTTATACTTATTGGGAGCCAATAAAAGGATTTTTCTCAAGAGTTTGGAACTCTGTTTTATCAGTGTTTGACTCGGCAAAATCAGCTATAAAAACGGCATTATCATTCAGTCCGATTGGTTTAATTGCTATGCACTGGGAACCGATAAGAGGTTTCTTTGCTTGGGTGTGGAACTCTGTTTTATCTGTATTTGGTCAGGCTTGGACTGCTATTACCGGCGTACTTGGTTTTAATCCAATAGGTATCGTCATGCAGAGCTGGGAGGGGATAAAGACCTATTTTATCAACCTATGGCAAGGACTCATTGCTGGTTTCGTCAAGACATTTGAAAAAGTTGGAGAAATGTGGGGGAGCATCAAAAGCTTCTTGGGCTTTGGGGATGACAAAGACACAAAGAAAACCGTCAAGCTGACAAATAATACCCAAAACATAGGTAGTGAGGTATTTAAAAAAGATGTAAAGGTTACCGAGAGCAAAACAGTTGCTCCAGTCATCAAGCCGATTGCGGTATCAGACAAAGGGTATCAGGTTCCTCAAGCAAAGCCTGTCACATTATCAGAGCCAAAAAAACAAAGCATAAAGCCGGCAAATAATACAGATCAGGAAAGCACCGGAGGCGGTTCATCGGCGGCTAAAAAGACTGCCGCAGCTGTTATGATAGGCGGGTCACTCGTTGCAGCTCCTCAGAGTATGCCAGCAAATACGACTCAACCAAAAACTCATATTGCTCAAGCAGCGCAAACGGTTAAAGAAGCTAAGGCTCCGCAGCAATACAAAATCGATGTAACTTTTACCGGAGACATTATTGTCAAAGCAACTGACGGCAAAGTGGTTGAAGCCGGACAGCTTAAAAGTAATCTTGAAGACCAGGTGAGAGTGGCTCTTGCAAGGATTAAAGACAGCGCAAAGAATAGAAGTTTTGAAGACGAGGTGATTTGATGTTTTACGCAATGATTGGAGAGTACCAGCTCGAGCTCACAAAGCATCAGCTTGACGAGCTGTCTTATTCTCTCGAGCTCGGGTTTAAAAAAATTGACAGAATAGGCAATAAACCTGCTTTTCATTCTATTAATGAATATTCGGAGTCAATAGACATCAAAGCAACGCTCATCATGCAAAAGCAAAGTGTTCTTGATGAGTTTATTGACACCGCAAAAGAAAAAAAGCCACTTTTTATGGTTATGGGCTATGGCAAGGTTATTGGAAATGTCTTGGTTCAATCAATCCAGGTTGCAAGCAAAGACTTTGTCCGTGACGGAAAAGCTATAAGACGAGATGTTTCAATCTCTTTGACGAGGTATTACGATGAATAGATATGTTGCAAAAGACGGTGACAGATTGGACAAGGTCATCTATGACAATTACAAAACACTTGAAGTTTTTAACTCTGTGATGATAGTAAATACGCATCTTTTCGGAAAGACCGTTTTGTCTGCCGGTGATATTGTTCACTTGCCAACAATTGAACAAAAACCAAAAGTAAGAGAGCTAAAATCGCTATGGAACTGACACCTATTTTCGCAATTCAGGCAAATGGTGCTGATGTCACAAACCACATTGCTCAGAACCTCATTGATCTGCAATTTAAAGATGAGGACGGCAATGTAAGTGATGAGCTGACAATCAATGTTTATGGCGATTTTCAGCGTCCAAAATATCAAGACGAACTCAAGCTTTGGCTTGGGTATAAAGAGAGCGGTGTGTTTTATTGCGGTCTCTTCAAAGTTCAAACAAGCGAGCGAACCGATAACCACATTTTAAAGATTACTGCAACCGGTGCTGATTTTTCTGAAACACTCAAGCAAAAGAAAAGTCGAAGCTTTGAGAAGATGAGCGTAAAAGCACTTTGTGAGCAAATAGCATCACAACATAGCCTGACTGTCAATAGTGACTATGATGATGTTTTTATCTCTCATCAAGCTCAAAACAACGAAAGTGATCTCCACTTTCTCAAAAGACTTGCAGATGAGCTCAACGCAATCTTTAGCATAAAAAATAATGTAATGGTGTTTCTCAAAAAGCAAAAAGGAGGCGCAAAAAACGACGCTCTCCCTGAGTTTTTTATTGATGCAACAAAAGTATCAAGTCTGACAATTAAACACTCTAACAAGCTTTTATATATGTCTTGCAAAGCCATTTGGCACGACACGAAAGACAATGTAAAAAAAGAAGTTATTGTCGGAAGTGGTGAGCCTCAATTAGTCCTCGAGGGGAGCTTCAAAGACAAGGCAGAGGCAAAGCTTAAGGCAGAGGCTAAGCTTCAAAAAGCGAACCAGGGCATCAAGTCCGGTTCTTTTACATGTGCCGGAATTGAGATATATGCTGGAGGAAAGCTGACTTTATCAAATACTTTAGGAGGTGAAGACGATGAAACATACAGCATTAAAAGCGTAAGTCACTCTTTTTCGTCGAGCGGATGGGATACATCTGTGGAATTTGAAAATTAGTTTGTAGAAGCAGCCACACCCTCTCACTCCTCATGGCTGCTTTTGCTAAATCGGCATTTTAGCCGTCAATCTTTACAAATGAGGAGTAAAAATGAACACTACACACAAACAGCTCAAAGCACCTTTCGGATGGGTCGGAGGCAAATCAAAACTTGCAAAAGACATCGTTGCGGCAATGCCGGATCATAGACTATATGTTGAAGTCTTTGGCGGCGCATTAAATGTGCTTTATGCAAAACCAAAACCTACCGGAACAAAACAAGCAGAGGTTGTCAATGACATAAACGGCGACCTTATCAATCTGCATAGAATGATACAAACTCAACCGCAAACACTATCATTCTATTTGAATAATATGCTTATCAGTCGTGCTATATTTGACGGCATTAAAAAAGGCTTTTATCGTCCACGCAATAAGATTGAAAGAGCGGCTTATTATTTCTACCAGCTCACACAAAGCTTTGGCTCAAAGGGTGATAACTTTGCCATGTCTGCAAAAAGCCGGAAGCCTAAAAATATATATAAAAGCTTTCAAGTATGGAGCGAACGCCTTAAAATGGTTACTATTGAGAATATGAGCTTTGAGGAGTTAATCCGAACTTATGACAGCGAAGACGCTTTCTTTTACTGCGACCCGCCTTATGTTGACACGGAGTCTTACTATAAGAACACCGGAGGTTTTGGTCATGCAGAGCATGAGAGACTTGCAAGTGTCCTGGCTAAAGCAAAAGGAAAGTTCCTTGTATCATATAACGATTGCCAGTTAGTCAGAGAGCTTTATAAGGAGTTTACTATAACAAAGACCAAAGAGATTGATTATACACTCGGAGCAAATGTCTCAGGCGTAAAGAAAAGCGTTCAAGAGGTGTTTATAACAAACTATTAAATACCATTTAAACGGTGTTTAATTTTGCACATAGAATGAAAGTGTCCGACCCGTTTTAAAGGTTGGACTTTCATTTTAAATACAAAATACTATCATTTTAAAAACCGTTTTACATATTTTATTT